GTCCAACAAAGTGAACCACGGCGGACTCGATCCGGTAGGATCTATAGCCTGGCCACAGTTGGTCCCGCTGGTCCCCGGTCGACAAACCAGCCTCGTAAGAGGCGGCGTGTCGACCGAAGCCGGCTTTTCCAACTGGCCTCAAGTGTCTTGGGTACTGCCCAAAACCGAGAGGACTTAAATGGGAAAGTCAGGAGGTGCATCAGGGACAAGGTTCGCCGAGCCGCTGAGCGGCTTAGCGTCCTAGTGCGCGCGTCGACCGCCATGGTGGCGGCCGTCGCAGGCGTACGCGTCCCTGTAGCCAGCACCAGAGGACCTCCCTCGCCCAAGGAGTGGGCGAGGAGGATCCGGGAGTCGCTCATTCGCGAGTCCGCTGGATGTGGTGTTGAGAAGGCTGCGGCGACTCTGAAAGAGTTCGCCGCCGACGCTCGGTCCGCTTGGATCTTGCATCGGCGCCCTCGTCACCACTTCTGGCGGCACTGTCCGAAGGAACTCCGAGAGAGTGAGTCCTCATGGGCGCAAGCGTCCATGGTAGGACGAGCTCTCCCTGTGGGTTCCCGTCGTAAGGAGCGGGCCTCGCTCAGGCAGCATTACACTGACCTGGTTGAGACCCCTCATGCGACCCCACGTGCCGAACTCGATAGAGCTCGGCAGTGGGCCGAACAGTGGGCGAAGAGGCACCTTCCTCGAAAGCCTAAGTTTAGTCACGTCGCTCAACTGACTGTGTCAGGTAGCGCGTGCTATACGAAGACTCGAAAGGAGGGTGGCCTCAACGCCGCCCTGAATGAGCTTCTGTGGTTGCGCGATGGCTCGATTGACTCCGACCCCCCAGAAGGGGTGTCCGTCAGCTTATGGCTGTCGGTCATGTCGGAGATCAACCAAGTCATCGATGCCATTCAGCAGTTCCAGCGAGACGGCGAATCCGGTCCCTGCAAAGGGCGGGTCGCTGTCATCAAGGAACGTGGGCTCAAGATTCGTGTGGTGACTGCTATGCAGTCCTACCAACTTGTCTTGGGTCACACCGCCCGGAAACGTCTCGCCATCGGCCTAGGCCGATGGGAGATGATCCGGGACGTGCTGAAGGGCAACCACAGTGACGTCATGGATAGTCTGGGCGGGTCGCGAGGACAGATAGTGTCCTGCGACCTGCGAGCAGCCTCAGACCTCCTTCCCCACGACCTTTGCGATGCAATAGTCGACGGGTTGGAAGGGTCCGGGCTGTTTCT